CTGTACACCACGAACAGCACGCCGAGGCTGGCCGCTGCGGGCTGCTCGGCGCGGATGAACATGGGGGCGTTCGGGTCTTCCCACAGGTGGGCTTCGTCGGCGGTGACGCCGTAGATGCGGTCCTCGTTGGTGCTTGCACCGAAGTTGGTGGCGATGCTCGCGTCGAGGATCACCGGCACACCGGCGAGGGTGCCGGCGATGGTGACGCCGTCGGCGGTCGTGGTGTAGGCACCGGAGCCGTTGAACGAGCCAGCGGTCTGCGGGCCTGCACCGTTGACCTGCAGGAACGGCCACGACGTGCCGACCTGGCTAGCCAGCCAGTTCCAACGACGGGGGTGCATCACGAAGTGCGACACGCCCATGTACACCGCCGACTGCACCTGCTGGATGAGGTCAAACAGCTTCGGGTAGAGCTCGGCCGCCGTCGGGGTCGCGTCCGTGTAGGTGACGCTGATGCCGGCGATGGCGTCGAGGCCGTTGGAAGCCTGGTTGATCAGGGTGCTGTTCAGGTTGGTGTGCACGCGGCGCACCAGGTCCTGCACGACGACGGCTTCGGTGCCGATGCCACGCTGGATCGCCTGCAGCGACAGCGTCTGCTGACCGGCAGCGGTGAGCACTGCGGGCGACAGCAGGGTGTCGTCGATGTTGGTCTCGCTTGCGCCCGAGTTCTCGGTCTGGAGAGCGGCCGACGTGGCGGTCGTGACACGCGAGATGTTCACCGTCATGCCGGTGGCGGGCAGTTCCCACTTGCGGCAGATGTTGGCGGTGGGACGCATCGCGGCGACGGCCGGGGCGACCAGGTCGGTCAGGTAGGCCGGGACGACAAGGCCAGCGAATGCCGAGCTGCCAGCGGCACGGGCTTCGAGAGCGGCGATGCCACGCTCGACGCGCTCCTCGGTCATGTGCTGCGACATGCGCTCGGCGGCACCGGGCACGAAGCCCTTGCCGAACGACGATGCCACGTCGGCGAGGAACGACACGCCGTCACGGCGCTCGGCCTCACGCGAGTAGGTGCGGGCCTCGCTGATCACGCGACCGACGCCGGTGTGCTTGGCGGCGGCTTCGTGCTGGCGGGCTTCGATCTGCTCGAGGTCGGCCACGCGGGCCTTGATGCCGTCGATGTCGGCGTCGATGTCGGTGACCTTGGTCTTCGCGGCGGCGAAGGCCTGGGCCTCGGCGTCGTTCAGGTCGCGGCCTTCGGTGGACGGGGTGTCAAGAATGGCGTCGAGCTCGGCCTTGGCCGCGTTGCGCTCGTCGATCCGTGCCTGCAGCTTGGCGCGCAGGATGCTGAGGAAGTCGCTCATGTGAGTCGTCTCTCTTTCAGTGTTGTGCTGATGTGGGACGGCTGCAGGTGGTCACTCAGGTGCCCACAGGTGCCCTGAGGGGCGGCGTGTGGGCGGCGCGGTGACCGGCGTGTGCCGGGTTGCTCAGGTCAGCCGAGTGCGGCGGCCTGAGCGATTGCGAGCGACAGCGGGATACCGCTGCGCTGCGAACGAAGGCTGATCAAGTCAGCCGGGACGATCCATCGTTTACAGATGGCGGCGGGGTCGATGTCGCCTGCGACGATCTCGCAGGCCCGTGCACCGTCGTAGAAGGCGCACGCTGAACAGTTGTACGGGAACGGTGACGGCATCATGTAGTGCGCACCGTCGGGCCCGTCGGTTTGGTCGTACTGTTCGAACAGTTCCACCAGTGCCTTGTCGGCGTTGTATTGGGCGATCTGTCGGGGCGTGTAGCGGCCGAGTTCGACGTCACGAACTTCGACGGCTGGCTGTTCGTTGCGTTCCTCCACTGGGGCGTCGTCGGCACGGACACCGACGATGGTCGCCGGGTTCGCCGGATAGGTCACCACGGACACGTCGTACATCTTCGCTTCGAGGATGATGCGCTCGGTGTAGTCGGCGTTCCACGTCTGGCGGGTCGCCATGAACGCCCACGAACACTGATCGACCGCACCTTCTTCGATGAGTGCGACCAGATCACGAACCTGCTGCACCGACGTGGGCATCGTTGCTTCGAAGTAAATGCCGATCTCGTCGGCACGCAACGTCAGGCTGCCTGCGGTCGAACGGGCCAGAGCGAGCCCGTCGTGGTTGACCAACATGCGCACGTCGTCCATCTCGGTGATCGACTTGTCGACAGCGCCACGGGCAATCGTCTCCGACCAGCCACCAGCGGCTGCACCACCGGCCACGTCATACCAGGTGCCGAACGTGGCGGCATATCCGGCGATCGTCACGTAGCCGTCTTCGGCGGCCCGCTGTTCGACCGTCGAGATGCGGACCTCAACGATGTCGGTGATGTCACGCTTCTTCTCCGAACGGGTCGCACGCTGCGACACCTCGGACAGGTCGACACCGCGTTCGGTGATGTGGTCGAAAGCGTCGCCTAGCGACTTGGATACGAGATTACGCATTGGGCGCACCTCCTTGGCTAGCAGCGGGCTGGAACTGGTCCCCGCCGTCGATGGGCTGGCGGTTCTCCAGCCGGCGCATGTCGTTGACAGTGAGCGGTGCGCCACCCATCAGGTTGGCGATCTCCGCGTTGAGCTTGTAGGCGTTGAAACGGCCCTGCAGGTCGGCACGCAACAAGGCGTCGACGTTGTGCTTCACGTACCGTTCACGGGGAACGAGCGCCGAAAGCGCCGACTCCAACGGGACCAGGTAGCGCGGAGCGAGCGACAAGGCAATGAAGTCGGCCATGCGCTGCTCACGATTCGCGTACGTGATTGAGCCGCCACCACTGACAGCACCACCGACGAGCTCTACGAAGCCGCCCAGCACGATGCGGGCAATCTCCTCCACGCCGTACCGCTGCGTGTCTAGGAACTGGCTGTCGTCGGGCGAGATGCTGATCTTCGTGTACTGGATATCCGACGGCAGCACCAACGGCTGACGCGTGCCCCGAGTGGCGTCAATCACTTTTGCCTTCAGCGCTTTCGCCTGCTCCTCGGTGAGATCCACAGGGGACTGCAGCAACACCGACGGCAAACCAGCCTTGTCGAAGAACTGCTGCCCGAACTGTTGGGCGGCAAGTGCGCCACCGATGGCGTTGCGGTGGTACTGCACCGGGCTGAGGCCGACCGGTGAGCCTGGCTGCAAGAACAGCGGGAAATGCCACAAGTCGCCGAGCGGCCACCGATTACGGCGCACCTTGTCGACGTACACCTGCCAGGAGTATCCACCCGATGACAGTTTTTCCAACCGCCATTCGACAGCGTCGGGGTTGATCGTCACTGCGCCAGTCGGCGTACCACCTACAGGGCCGATCAACTCTGCGTAGGCGTTACCTCGAGACACGGCCGAGCGCAGAATCTGCGCTCGCCACGCCACGGCCGTGATTGACGGGTCAGGATCTGGATCGGCAAACAGCGCCGACAACGGCATCTCAATCTGTTCGCTGCCGACCTTGCGGAACTCATCCAGCGGCAACGACGATCCGACGCCGGCTACAAGCTCCATGCACGCCCACCATGCGGCGTGGCGCATAGCCGTGTCAGGGTTGACGGCGATGCCTGCAGGCGAACCCATACGGTCCTGCTGCGCGTAGTTCAGTGCATCAAGTGCGGCGTCACGGTTTTCGACCTTCGCTGACCGACGGAAAATACCCATCAAGCCACCACCACGGGAGTGTCATGCATTCTGAACGCCTCCCTAGTAGACGAAGAAGTTGAACGATTTGCCGCTTTTTGCCGCCCATGCGGCAAGGGCTGCAGCGATCAGCGGTGACACGTCGCCGCCTGCTTTGCGGCCAAAGCGCCACAAGTCACCGATCGGTTGTTTCGCTGCCGCTGCGAGAGCGGTGTCAAACCGTGCGTCGGTGCGAACCTTGACGGTGCCGTCGGCGACAGCGTCGTAGAACGCACCGTGTGCTTTGGTGGCGTCACCGCTGGGAATCTCATCGGCAACAAGACCAACGACAGCAGCGGCAGGTGACCGTGCCTCGATGACAACACGGCCACGGTGATCGGCCTTCAGTTGAGCGCAGCGTTCGGCGATCCAGCCGGTGCTTGGCCGGTAGTCGACGAGCTCGAGCGTGAGCCCATCGGCTGATTGCCCAGCGGCCACGATTGCGGCCCAGTCGCGATCCGGTGACACCTCAACAGCGAACGTCAGCGGTCCTTGTGGGGCTGCGGTTGACGAGCACGCTGTGCGCCAGGTGACTTCGGGAATGACACGTTCGGCGGAACGCATCCGCTGATTACCGAACGCACGACGAAACTCGCCGTCCGACATGGTCTGGCGTGCGTGAGCGAGCGCCTTCTCATTGATCGTGCGGCCAAGTGCCGGCATGTAGCGCCACCACACCGCAGGATCGTCGATGTCTTCGTCGTTCGGGATTGACCACTCAAAGTAGGCGATGCCCGACGTCTTGCCCTCGAGGGCTGCAGCGCGACCCATGTCGACTTTGCGGTTGAGATAGACAGCAGCATCGGTGCCCATCGTTGACACGACATAGAGCTGGGCACCCGGCCGGGTGATCATGGCGGGCAGCATGGCTTGCTCGCGTCGGTCGTCGATGTCGTCGAACGCTTCGTCGATCATGCCCAGGTCGATGACCTTGCCGTGGCCGGCAGAGACCGACGACGCAAGAACGTCGATGCGGGAGCCGTTCTTGAACGTGACACCTTCGGAACCTTGGGCCCGGTGAACATGCTTCACCAGCGGCCACAACTGCGACCGTTCCAACAGCGGCACCTGATCGTCGATCAGCTTCTTGCGAGCGTCCGAACCCGACTGGGCGGTGTAGGCCACCCGTTGTGGATCGGGGCGCAGTGTGCAGCGCTCAACCTCGGTCGACAGCAGCAACGTCGTCTTGCCTTGTTGGCGCATCAGCGTGACGACAACTTCGCGAAATGCCGGGGTGCCGTCGGACAGGATCTCGCCGCCGACATCAGCTACCAGTTGCTGGTGCTCCATCAGTGGCTGGCCGAGCCCTTCGGCCACCCGACCGACCTGCAGGCCGCGAGTTTTTCGGTTCGGACTGCGGGGCGTCTGATACGTCGGCCGACAGGCGAGCGATGAGCTGTTCAAGCGCGTCATCCGGCTTCACTCCGACTTGCGACAGGTCTGCCAATGCAGAGCGGAACTGGCCCCACAGCGAAGGTGACGTCGGGTCCGCGTCGACGGCCTCGCCCAACAGCACCAGCACGTCGCACAAGGCACGGTCAATGTTCTCCAGGCGACCGAGGTTGCCCATCAGTTGCACATGGGCTTCGGCTGCCAGCCGGCACGGCCCACGATGGGGCTCGAAGGTCAGTT